TGATGTCGCCAAGCGCTTCCATGCCTGGTGAGTTGCCGTAGATGTCGCCTCCGCTCACGCTCCAGCGCGGTACAAGAGCAGGAAACTTGTTAAATCCGCCCTCTCGCAAGAACTTGCCTTGGTCGCCGCCGACCTCAAAGTAGCAAGACTTGTACGGCATGTTCAAGTTATCTTTCTTGGTCGTGTCGCGGTCTGTGCGCGGCTCGATTGCGTGGATAATAGGGATCCATTGGTCAAGACTGCCGCGATCAAACAGATTCCTTACGGAATGCGAGCAGTTCTTGTAACCGAATTCCGTCACGATCTGGGATACAGTCTGCTCAAATTCGCGGTAGAGAGTGGTTACTCGACCTTGATAATCGGTTGCGATAGCGTATTCACCAGTCGTGATAGGGTAATGATGTATGACATTGTTGAAGTCTGGCAAGACAATCGAAACTGCCGTACCAAATGCTCCAAGTTCTTCATACATCGTGTGTAGTGCGCGGTAAGTATTCGACCTTTGGAATACCAACTGCATTCGTTTTGTGACATCGTCGAGCCATACTTTGACTGGCGCGTACGAGTTTAGTTCTGGATCGCCAGTTCCAAGTCGGAACCATTGGCGAGCGGGGCTAGTGGCGCCAGCCATCATGCCAGCGCCCAGCGTTCGCAATGCGCGAGTGCCAGTGTTGTCGTAGATGCTGTTGTGTCGGCGCCAACCCTTGTCGCGGTCTTGCCTAAAGTATCGACCATTGCGCGGCAACACATATGATGTGATTTCCTGCCAATGCGCCCACCATGACGCTCGCTCAGATTGGAGTTGACCCCAACGAGTCAACAACTTCTCGCGCTGTGGAGCGTTTTTGTAACTCTCGTTGTTTGCTGGGTATTGACTCATCAACTTCCTAGGAGCGTTGACTTGCCGAGTGCAAGAGCGTTTGGATCAACACCAGTCGGGCCAGTCAGCATGGTGCCGCTAGCGCCACCCATTGCACTTGCGGACTCCATGATTCCTTGCACATTTGGAGTTGCACGGTTTGCCTGGTTAATCGCCATCTCAGACTTCTTGCGTTGACCTTGTGCTGCGTTAACTGCTTGCGCTTGCGCTGATTCTTGTCTAGACAATGCTGCTGCCTGTTTCTTCTTGGCGTCTTCGCCAGACGCAATTGCATATCCAGTACCAGCGGCAGTAGCAGCGGCTGCGGTTCCAGCCATGACTGCTCCCAATGTTGTCAAAGCACCTGCTGTGAATAGCGGCATTACTTCGCTCCTTTGATGTATGTTCGTTCACTCATTTCGTAGCCGAGTCTGTTCAATGTCGTTCCTACTGGTTCATGTCCTTCAATCACCAAGTCGCACATCGCAATGATCTGAGCGCCTTGTTCACGCGCCCACTTTTCGTAAGCCTTGATCAACTTGATGGAGGCAATTGTGCCTCGATGCTCTTCGTTGACCCACCACATCATTTCGTGCGCCACCTTTGTTGAAGGCGAATACCACACGCTTGTCATCATCGCAGCCAATATCCCAACAGCCTTGCCATCAACATCGATGACAAAGATAATTCCAGACTCCAAGAACAGACGCACGGTGTAAGTAATCTCATCCGTGGTGTGCTTTATCAGTGATCCATGCGGGGCAAACGCAATGAATCTATCTGCCATCTCGACTATCTGATCCAAATCATCAATCGTTGCCTTGCGTATTATGCTCATTGTATTTTCTCTATGGGTACCGTCAGTCGTTTCGCGAGTATGGGTCGTAGTCACTTGCCTTGCCTAGTCGTAGTTTGTTTCGCACTTCTAGCGGCAGTCGCTTGCCTACTGGGTATGCGAATGTGAGAGCCAGCGCGTCAGCAATGTCGGGCGATGCTCCGCCCTGCAAGCGCTTCTTGATCTCGTCTTTGCTCTCTAGCATCTTGCGGCCTTGGGCGTCGAACCAATATGTCGGCGTCGATAATTCCTGTCGCAGCATCGGATCGCTTGGTATGGCGCCACCATTCTCGATCCACTCTTTCATGTTCCACCACATTTCTGTACGGCGATTCACAAACTGCTGTTCCAGAATGGCTTTGCCACCGAACGGCACTTCAATAGGGTCGTAGTCGAGTTGTCGTAGGCGATCTAGAACACCAGCGCCGCCGCCAGCATCGATAAACACGGCGTCAGGCTCCCACAGGTCATAGATCATCGCCACTCTGGCTGCTAGTTGCATATTGTCTAGCCCACGAAACACGACTATGTCGGACGCCCTAAGCCCTTGGCGCCTGATAATTACGCTGCGATCATCACCAAACCGCGCTGGATCTACGCCCACGATCTTGGGCGCGTTCATGAAATCTTTGTCCGCATACTCACGGTTGGCTGCTGCGTTGGCATCTGACAGGCTGATCAACTGATCTTCCGCGCTAGCGTTGAAGTCGCACAGATACTCACGGCTGAACGATGTCTCAGTCATGTCGCGGCGTAAGCGCTCGACTTCGGATGGGATCACAGCATCCGTGTCATAGACCGTGTAGATCGCAGCATGCCAGTCAGGCAACTTTTGTGCCTTGTAGAAGATCTCGCTGAACAGGTTGACTCCGTTGGGTGTGCCAGTAAAGATCGCCCAGCCATTGCGATCTGACAGCGTTGGCTGAATGATGTCTTCCCACACTGTTGGCTTGATCTGTGCCACCTCGTCAATCACAATGCCGTCTAGGCGCACACCGCGCATTGCGTCGGGATTATCTGCACCAAAGATCCTGATCACACTTGAGTTGTGTGCGAATGTGACACTCAATTCCGATTCATTGATCGTTACGGCGCCAGTCCCAATCATCGGCTGCAACTTGTGTTTGATACGACTCCAGGCAATTGCCTTGGCTTGCTTCAAGAATGGGGCGATATAGAAAAAAAGCCCCATGCCCTTGTCGAACCTCATGGCTTTGTCCAGCAACTCCATGATCGCTAGTTCCGTCTTCCCTGCTCGTCGGTGCAACACGAACACATTGAACCGCTTCAGGGCGTAGTGACAGTTTCGTTGCCATTCTCGCGGCGAGTAATCCACTGCTAGATGCGTGTTGCTCATGTGATCTGCTTGGCATCGGGTTTCCGTCCTGTGATTGCGTCAGGCTGCGGAACGCCAGTGACCACCGTCAGGCTGATTCCACCTTGATGCTCGACGGCCGTGCGGTCACCGTACTTCTTAGGCGACCACTTAGCCAGCAGTTTAAGTCGCGTATCTATCTGCGTTCGGCGCCAAGCAGCCTGTACCTGGTCGGCTGGTTCGGTGTCAGCCAACTCAACACACTGGTCGGCAATGGAATCGCTACCACTATCGCGCGCGCGCGCGATGCGTAAAGCAAAGTCTTCATCCATTGCCATCCAATCATAAACCGCTACAAACGATGGCGTTCCATCCTGACAGCAATAAGACCGCAAAGTCTTACCTGCGGCAAGCCAAGCAATGATCGGTTCAGCATGAACAGACTGCATTGAAAGCGCCTTCTCTGGTTTCTTTGTCTTCTTAGCCATCAATCACCCTGTATTCATGCGGCGCCTGACCGCGTATGAGATATTTGCATATTTTCTGAACTGTTGACTTTCCAATTCCAAGCAACTTGGAAATCCGATAGTACCCAAACCCATGTGTTTCATGGAGTTGCCTGATTCTATCAACTGTTGCTTCTGGAATCCGCGCCCTTTGGTGCGTTGCTCCAATTCGATAACCGTGTTCATTGAGTGCAATTTTAATTCTACTCATTATGCGAAGTGTACATATTTCCAATGCATAAAGTCAACGCTTATACACAAATTGCAATCATGTATACATTTTTGTTTTTTTTGTACATATCAATTAAACCTTATTAAATGCGATTTAAACGATTCTTTGCTTTAAGTAATACCTACAGACCAATTATTGCCACGAACGCCGTGGCTGTCATCTAATGCGATTCTGTGACCACAGGATCTAAGTATCGTCCGCCGTTAAGCCAAGTTTGTGGGTGTGCAATGTACTGTGGCTCAGTTGCTTTCTTTCGACAATCGTCCGCAAACAGATTCACTTTCTCGATCATGTACTCAACCGCGTCACCAGCGTCGAGCAGGTCGTGTTCGACAGCGACAAGATCACATGCTTTGCGAATCAGAGCCAGCGACTTCAACTTGCCGACCTTGCGTGGGAAGCATTCCCACACTCGCTCAATTTCGGATGCTGGGATTGATTTGGCTAACTTTTTCTTCTCAAACTCAGGCTCGACGGCAACGCCGTTGAGCGTATGTTTTATAGCACTTGGAATTGGAGATGAAAGTGAAAGTGAAGGTAGAGGTGAAGGTGAAGGTGAATAGCCATCGGTTTGCCATTGCGACCGCATAGGTTCTGCCATTGGCAAACTGATGGCAGAGGGTATGGCAGACGCATGGCATATGCCATTATCTTGTTGCCATCTTTTTGACGCTCCCAACTTGCCAGCCTTGCTCTTTCCTGACGAGATGTTGATCATTTCCATGCGACCGCGCTCCTGGCGTGGGTTCCTGCGGCGACCATCTTTGGCTATTGGAAACTTGGATTCAAGGCACGGCCACAATCGCTTCAGGTCTGGGTCAAGTCTAAAGATCCTGTCCAGTTCAGGTGGCAATCCATCGCACGACCATGAATGCCACAGCAGAAAGTGGTACGCGCCACGCTCCTCTAGTGACCAACCAATGGTTGATCTATTAAAGTCTTCGCCCCAGAACGCCATCCACGGTGATGTATTTGATTCTTTCATATTGTTTCCTAAATGCGTTTAGTCCAACAGGCTGATGCAGGATGTTCAAGGCCAAGCACCAACCTGAAGGATTAAACGCATTGAATTTGAAAGAGGCCTTGAACATGCCCCTAGTCTAACTTGCTTGCCTTCCCACTGCAATAAGTATCGTCAATAACAATCGGATAATGCCGCAAACAGCACCGCGCCTCGTCTTTAATCCACTTAGGCGTTCCCTTAACAATTAGCAACTTGTACAAGAATTCGCGTGTCATCTTGAGTGCGTTGACCTCTTCGTGTGGCAATGTCATAGCGTCCCACTTTCCACGGCTTGTATTCGCTCGCCTAGCCATTCCATGCAGTTAACTGCCATCGAGTTGCCTAGCGCCTTGTATCGAGGCCCATCGGGACATTGATCCGCTGACTTCTTCTTCCAAGGTATTGCAGTCCAACCATCGGGAAAGCCTTGCAACCGTTCGCATTCTGTTGGAGTCAAGCGGCGCACCTGCATGGTTGTGCCTAAAACCCTAAGTTCAGTATCGCCTGATTTAGTTTCCGATTTGAGCGTTGGCGCAACAATTTGATTTGTCAGCGTTCCGCGCAAGCGTAATTCCGAAGATTGGAATGCCGTAATTTCTTGTGGCGCAACTGCCACAGCGTGAACATCATGTCCGTGCATTGCGTTGATTGTGTATGACGAGCCGTCTTCTGTTACGCAAGCGTTTGACTTGCTTCCCTGCATATTGACCATTGCCACAGCATGAACATCCGTGCTATTAAGAGTAAACATCTCACCGTTGTCAGAACAGCCTGATCCACTTGGCCCATTGTGATCTTTCCGACCAATTACGGTTGCTTGAATTGCAACAGGCTGCAACACAAATAATCCACACTCGCTTCCCGCGGGCCCGCCACTTTGTTTTTGCCACTTGCTTGTTACTGTGTCGCAAATATTTGGATTGCTGCCACAATAAATAGGTTCAACAAACTTTGGAATATCCGCCACAAAGCACGGCGCACCATTTAACGCATGCTGATCTTCAAGTCCCTGCTTGTCTCCAAATGACGCGTTCAATGTGCTGGCTACTTGGGCTGGCCATCTTTTATCGCCACCGCTTCCAACGCTTTCCTCAACATTAACGGCAGTTCCTTGCCTCGTCGTTCGGCGCGGCGCAGAATACCGCTGCATGCTTTCTGACTCAAATAAAACCTTTGCGGCACTTGTTGGGTTTCCAAGACATCCGACAACGAAGACACGCCTTCGACGCTGCGGCACGGCTCTTGGATGCCTGTGTGTTCTGCACCATTGAGCGTCCAAGACTCTGTAAGCCCACCCATACCCCAGTTCCCCCAAGCCCCCAAGGAAGGAACCAAAATCTTTTCCTCCGTTAGATGACAAAACCCCAAAAACATTTTCCCAGACAATGTATCTAGGCCGTAGATGTTCAGCGATTGCAAGATAGGTAAGCATGAGGTTTCCTCTTGGATCTTTAAGTCCTTGACGGAGTCCTGCAACGCTGAATGATTGACAAGGGGTTCCCCCCACGAGAAGATCGACTGTTCCATTGATATTCCATTCTTTGAATTTGGTCATGTCCCCAAAGTTGGGAACACAAGGGTAGTGATGAGCCAGCACTGCGCTGGGAAACGGTTCTATTTCTGATACTCCAAGGCAGTTCCAACCTAGTGGATGCCACGCAACGCTCGCTGCTTCAATTCCGCTACAAACAGATATGTAATTCACTTTTTGCCCTTCATAGACTCTTCAATCAGGCTACGAACTTCTGCAATCCACAACAACCGCTCGTCAGGCGAAGCATAAGTCTGACACCGCTCCTCAAACGCTTTGCCGCTGGCTGTGCTGGCGCCAACGGAAACCGCGCTGCCTGTGACGCTGTTCCCTGTCAGACTCCGCATAGCGTCAAAGATCAATGTGCGCGCAGTGATCGCATCCCTTGATCGTTCTTGCGATGACGATGGATACAAAAAACCACGGCGCGCAAGCGCAATCTGAACTGCCGCGTTTACTTTTTCGATTGAATATAAACCACCCATTAAGACACCTTTAGTACTTTCTGCTTGCTGTGAAGCATTGCGAATGGTAGCGATTTACCATGACCAGCCTCAAGATAGGCGCGAATCAATTCCTTGTTTGGAACAACCGTTGTAACCGTGGTCGTAAACTCGTCAGGCACAGTGCCAGTAATCTCCAGCGCCCGAACTCCGCCAGGCGTGGCTAGCGTCACTTTGTGTCGGGGCGTCTGAATCGATGTGGCGCCACTTGACTCCAACACGCGGGTGATCTGACCCTTCATCCAATCTGCGATGGCTTGGTCGCGCTTGCCTAAATCTGCAATGCGCTTGGCTTCCTGCTTGCGTCCTGCGGCGCGATGCTCGATTTCGCTTGCAATAGCCAACAGATCATCTATTGCTGGCGCCAAGTCTGTAGACTGCGATGCAAGCCAATCGATCTGGCCTTCCACGGCACTGATGTCACCGCCGTTGGCTTCGCTTGCTGCAATTAGTTCTTCCAATGCCACCGCTGCTGCGGACGCTGTAAAGACTCGTTGTGTAATGCTGTTCATTGTGTTTCCGTGTAAGAGCGAGGCTGACGGCTCCGTCGAGAACCGCCAGCCCCTAGGTTTTTAGAATGGGATCTCGTCAATGTCAATTGGCTTCGGCTGTGGAATTTCCTCTTCCGCTGGCACAGTCACTTCATCGCTGAGATACTCGCGCACACCGTAGAGCGTAATTCCCTTCTCATTATTCACTGCAAGCAATTGCATTCTACATTCTGCGTCAATTGCATTTAAACAGCACTCAACAATCTTCTGGTCAAAGCACGACACCCAATACTCTTTCATGCTGTCCTGCACAAGAATTCCAGTGCGCAAAGTGCCAACCTTCGTTGGCTTAGGCTCGCCTACCTTGCGAATGTAAACAGGCTCAACCTGAATCGTCGCATCCGCAGGAACACGACTAGCGCGGTGATGCAGTCCACCGCTTACAAGCGCTGGCGCTGCTGTCTTCGCCTTCGGCGCTGGCTTCGCCTTTGACGCCTCGACAACTTCAGACTCAACATAAGTCGCTGTGTCCGTGTGGATCACTTCGTTGCTGATTCCAACAGGCGCAGGAATTTGAGCCTGAGCGCGTTCTACTTTTCGGGTAGCAACAACTGGTGCTTGCATCACGGACACAGCAACATGATCTTCCTGCGGCATTTCGTCAGTCGTGTACAAACCCGACAACTCCGCAGGAAATGACTTTCGCAAAGCCAAAGACTCTGCACACTTCGCAAGCATTACGCTTGGATACTTAGCCCACATGTTTCCGCTTTGCGCGTACTCGCTCCAAATGGCAACGGCAAACAACGGCTCGACAAATGTCGAACGACGAACGCCTACTTTGGCTGCCATTGGTGGCGTCTTGCCCAACCAGACATCCACCCATTGACCGTCAGCGCCGCAAAAAAATGGGCCAACCTGACCTGCGTACTCGCCGCTGCGTTGGGCAATAAGCCTTGCGCCGTCAATGCTGACCTGTGTGGTCATGACGCCGCCACGCTTGATTGCGTAGATCTGCCTGGCAAATGGGTCTAGCCCAGTGCGCTTGCAAATGGCGCCAAATAGTTGCAACTCATCCGATGAACAGCCCTTTGCGACTGTCCGCGCTACGAGCGCCATATCAATTTCATTGTGTTTCAGTGCTAAATCAGACATTTCAATCTCCTAGTAGAGTTTGTGTTTCCGCCAAAGAACGCCCCTAGCGGAAATACATTAGTAGCAGGTATATCGACCAGTGCAAGCCTTATCTTGAATTATGTGAAACATTTATTGAAATTTTTAAAGTTTTAGTTGACACATGTCGATACCTGAACTATGTTTGATCCATCGGGTCGGGCGACTCGAACCGCGCCAGCGGGTTCTGGCACTACTAGGAGACACTGAAATGAACGATAAGAAACTAAACGCAATGGTCGAGTTCTACTACGAGCGACATGTTGAAGGCGAATGTTTGAAAGATTTGTTCCGAGAAATTTATATTGTTGGCAAAGGTTCTGCAATCCGTGCAATGCAAAATAATTCTCTTATTAGCGAGTTGCAAGCGGCGCAGGATGTACTAAAGGAAATGGAACAAAAAAAAGGTGGTCAACTATGAACCTGGACAAGTACATGGAAATCCTGCTTAAGTTGTGGGACACGGACGAGCAAACTGTGGACAACGAGCGCGGAACTAAGATTGTGTTGATCCCTGCGGACTTGGATTGGGACGGCGTTGGAGAGATTGGACATTGTCCATTGGCTTACCCAGAACCAATGCAAACTTTAATGATGCAGCACTACGATCTGTTGAGTGTGGTCGATCAATTGAAGTTGCGTGATTGTATGGGGGGCTTAGTCATCTGGGATACTGACACAATGCTTGAGCCTGAATATAAACTGTGCGAAACATTTGACGAGGCGCACAAACTTTATTCTGACATGTCGTGGGATGCAAACGAGAAAGCGGGTCGCCATTGAAATATATTCCAATTGTTTTTATGTTGGCGTTTGCACCAAGCGCGTACTCGCTGACTGAGGCGCAGACCGTGCAACTGCTTAAGGCGATCAAGCAAGTCGAGTCAGGTGGAGACTGTGCAGCAGTGGGAGATTGGGATTGTGGGACTCACACTTATAAAGCGATTGGTTGCTTTCAGATTCATTTTGTGTACTGGGCAGATGCAGTTGAGTATGACCAAACAATCGGAGGAAGTTATAACGATTGTTATAACGAGCAATACGCCGAGCGTGTCGTGCGCGCATACATGAAGCGTTACGCCCCAAAGAATGCAACCATGAAAGACATGGCTCGCATACACAATGGCGGCCCACGCGGTCACAAGAAGTTGGCAACACTTTTGTACTGGGCAAGGGTTTCCAAGGTGCTAAATTGATCCAGCGCGAAACATCACGCGATGCATACCAGTCAGTTGATGTCAGTCATCAGCGCGGCAAAGTGTTGTCAATGATTACGCGCTTGGGAGGTTCAACATGCGACGAGGCGCAAGTGTTGTTGAGCATGACGCACCAGTCGTGCAGTCCTTGCTTTACTTGGCTGTCCAAAGATGGACAAATCTACGACAGCGGCCAGCGGCGTGTGACGCGATCAGGGCGCAAGGCGATTGTGTGGAAAGTCTCTGACACGATTGACACGCTGTTCCCTGATCGCAAGCAAACAGTCAGCGACCTGAAAGATCAAATCATAAAACATGCAATCTTTGCGCGGGACACTGGCGACTGGTCAAAGTTCCAAGAGTCACTAGGAATTCTTAGCGGAAGGAAAGCCAATGCAAGCACCTAAAAATTTACCGTGCGGCGCCTGGAAGACTGGGCTGTTTCACATCCGCTATCGCCAGGACGGATTTAATCACACAAAGATTCTTAAACAGTCGCGCTACAAGAGCATGGTTGGTATGCGCCGCGCTTGCGACCGCTGGCGCATTAAGAATGACGCGCACGACTTTGAGATTGTGATTGAGTACGAGCGTCTTGACCTAACAAAAATATTTAAGTTGGCAAGCGAATATGTCGATAGTCGTTGGAGGAATTACTTTGTTTGATAGCATGACCCATGTGCTGGCTTGGCTCGCCCCCGAAATTGTCGAGCCAGCGCACCTAGTGGGATTTCACGGTGGGAACATCGTGGAGTCCTTTTCGATGGAAGAGAAGCGCAAAATTCCTAGCCGCAGGAACCCGCCATCGCTTGTTGAGATGTTAAACGAGTCATGCGATTTGTTGCGTGACCTTAAACTGCACGGAATTGCTGGGGATCTAGAACAATTAGGTGAAGCGCTGGTTGGAATGCTTGCGCTGACGAAGCATGGTGATGCATTGTTTGGTGATGAGATTCGCAACTTCCTACAGATCAAGCACAAGATCACGCCACGGCGCGGAACAGAACTAGATCCAATGCTTGGGTTACGACACAATCACCGAGACCAAATCAAATGAAGCCTGAAACAATGCAGACAATATTGGAACATTTCAGCGGGTCGCGGTGGGCTATTCCTTCAAGCAAGCAACACGCTTCGTCAATTCAGGCGCTCGCTACATTCACCGATGAAACAATTGTAACGGCGGTAAAGCAAGCCAAGATCGGACTTGGTCGCACATTTATTTCTGTTGCCGAACTTGCGATTCAATGCAAGATGGTTGAACGCAAGGCAAAGAATATTGGAGTGCGAAATGAAATTGTATTTAGCCAGACCGAGGTAGACCAAGATCGTGATACTGCGTTTAAATTTCTTTTAACTTTGAGTAAAGAAGAAATTCGCGCAGCCGTGAAACACGGTCGTGAGTGTGGAGCCTTAACAAACGATCCAATACCAACAGATCTGTTTGCGTGGCGAGCGTGGCAAATAGGCATGGTGTCGGCCTTGGCGCAAGCAATTGGGTGATAGCAACTATTGCTTCAGACATTTTGCGATGGCACAATGACCATACATTGAGCGAATTTCAACCAATCACATTCAGGGTAGAAGGCGTACCAGTAGCGCAACCGCGCCACCGCGCTTCATTCCGTGGTGGGTTTGCAAAGATGTATATTCCAAAAGACCATGCAATCCACCATTGGAAGAATTCGATTGCGCGCCAGGCGTTTGAGCAAGTAGAAAATGTATGCGAACACGCGGTCAAGGTCGATGTCTTGTTTGTGTTTAAAGCGCGGCGCAAGACCGAGATCGGCAACTTCAAGACCAGCAAGCCTGACATCGACAACTTGCTCAAGGCAGCGCTAGACGCCCTCACAGACGCAGGGATGTGGAGCGACGATTCACAAGTGGTGCAAGTAAATGCAGCCAAGATGTATGGCATCACGCCGTACATGGAAATTTCTATTCAACCAGTTGACTTTTCTGTCGAACAAAGAAAGAAACCCATTGGCAAAATCAAAACCGAAAATCAAAGTTGATGCTGTTGCGTTTGCAAACGGCGAGCGATACGAGCCAAGCAAAGTCAAACTGATTAAACCCAAGGTTCCGTTTGAATGGGAAGTCGAGCATCATGGTCGCAATATCCATGTGATGAATTGCAGTGCGCCAAGCGTGTCTAAATTTGAGCAGTGGATTTTGTTGCTGTCAGATGTGCATATCGACAATCCAAGTTGCCAAAAGCATGTGCTTTCACGATTGTTAAAAGAAGCAGTTGCTCGCAAAGCAGCGATCTTTTCCAACGGCGACATGCTTGACCTCATGCAGGGAAAAGGCGACCCACGATCCAATAAATCGGCGTTAAAAGTATTTCGATCTGCGCTGTTGAGCGAACACTACTTTGATTCCGTTATTGATTCCACTGCTGATTACTTGTGCAGTTCCGAATGCGATTACGCTGGAACAAACTTTATTGCGCTTGGGGATGGAAATCATGAGACTGGATTTCAGTCTAGAAGGGAGGTCGATTGCAATGCACACCTGGCGCGAGCGATTAAGAGCAGGTGTGTGAGCAGCGTCAGCGCGGGCGGATACCACGGATACTTGCGCGTCAAGATTAAGACTGGACTCAATGCGTTCCAGTACTTGACTTGGACAATGAAACACCACCACGGATCAGGTGGTGGCGGTCTCAGCGGTGGAACGCTAGACGCAAGGCGCGTGTTTACTTATGTGAACGCAGATCTTGCAGTAATGGGTCACAACCACGCTAGCAACACGATGGGTCTAGCAACCGAGGTGCTTTCAAGTTGCAAGGGCAATTACGAAATCAAACAAAAGTTTGTCGAGTTTGTCCGCATTGGAACACTTAAAGACGAATGGCATGCCAACGGTTGGGCAGTCGAGCGCGGCGCTGGTACTGGCCCTGCACCTATCTGTCAGAAGTGGGTGCGCTTGTTTATTGACTACGAGTACCAAGGCCCGCAACGCGATGAAGAAGGAAACATGATGAAGACGCGCAGATCTATTCCAAGAATCAACTGGGAGGTGACCGATGCGAGATGAAGCAAAAATTGTGATCAACGGCAAACACTGGAAGATACGCATGGTCTCACCAAAGGAATTGCCATCGGATGCCGACGGTACTTGCTCGTATCCGCCAGGGAGATTTCCTAGCCTTGAGGTCAACAAAAACCTGACCGAGAAACAGATCATGGTCACCCTGATCCACGAACTGCTACATGCATCCTGCGAAGTGCTAGCGGAAGAGTCCGTAATCGCTATCAGCGAGGCTGTGGCAAAGGGACTGTGGGCGTTGCGGTATCGACGGACTTCCCCGAAGCAACGAACGCCGCGTTAAACTCAGCGTCTGACATACGACGAGCGGCAATGTATTCGCGGATGCCTGTCTCGCTGCCAGAGTCAAGCACCTGACGCGCTAGGTTGGCGTCCATGACCTTGCGTTTAGGCAACCATCCTACGGCTGCGCGCACGGCGCCTAACGCGCCAGACGCGGTCAGGATCCACGCAGCGCAGATGCTAAAGGCGGCTATGGCTAGCCATTGGGCTAGTGTGGCAAACCAAGGCACAATATCTTTTACGGATGCCACATTTTCAGCGATCATTTGGGAATGCTCAAGAATGATGTCAGACTCAGAATGAATAGCAACTGCGGCTTTCACCACCTCAGGCTGGTCGCTAGTCGCCGCAATGTAGTCAGCCTGTCTTGCGATTTTTACGCTTGACGCTGACACTTGGTTTGCGGATTGTGCTATCTGCCTTGTTGCGCTGCATCCCGCGCAACACACGATTGCCAGCGTCACAATTACTTTTTGAAGAACCACTCTTTGACCTGTGTGAAACCATATACCGAACCAACCAACCAGCCAACCAATACGCACAAAGCAGACCACCACATAGTTCCAAGAAATGCATCCATTGTATGTCTTCTTTCATCTCGTAATTTTATCCAATCGACTAGCCAACATGGCTAGTTCCTTAATCATGTTCTCATCGTTTGCTACGGCGCGAACCTGAGACTTTACTAGTTCAGAGCATATCATTTTTAACTCGCCAGTGTCGATCTGTATGCGGCGCAGGGTTTCATCTTTGCGTCCTAAATCGACGGCCATCATCAAGACGCCTAGCGAGATCATGCACAGCGTTCCGATCTGGACTGACGATTGCAGGGTACTTGGAACGGATACAACGGTTGGAGGTTTAACAGCCATGTTTAGGATCTCATACTTCCAAGTACAGATATTTGGACATACACAGATGCTACATATTCGCCTGTCTTAACGCCAATGGTATACCACACCAAATCGGGTTCAAATCCAACATCTTGGGATGTCTTTTTCCATGTGTCAACATCGTAGTAGTTGACGCCATCCCACGAGCGCTGGATCGTCACAATAGTTCCGCCAAGTGATCCGCCAGCGGTGTTGGAAATGCTGACATTGAACCATCCGTTGATGCCAATTGGAGTAGTCCATTGGTTCTGTGCGCTGACTGTTCTGGCTGCTTGAATTGGCATTAAGAATTCCATGCTTCGCCAAGCGCGGCAACTTCTGCAAACTCTGTTAGGTCAACGCCAACCATGTACTCCTGCATAATGCGGATGTGGTCGGTGTGGCGCTTCATTACAGCACTCATCGGTTCTGGATTTATCATGTCGGTCTGACTGTAACCACCCGCAATGATTAGGCGAATACCATCGCACACATCTTTAAGGCCGTCCAAATATTCTTGTTTCTTATCGGGTTCCATGTTGCTCCTAGTAGGACGGATACCACTTTGCCGTGGTTGCGTCATATGTCATAATTAAAGCCTTGGACACAACAGCCGTGCTTGCTAACGCAATGTTACCAGCGGTGGTTGTCGTAAATATGCCAGTGGGTATTAGCGTGATTTGACCACCAGTAGTGGCGATCAATGACGGAGCCGTGATTGTGACCACCGCAGTTGTGCCACTAATAAATGTCACCGCTTTAGTTGGAGCAATCGTAGTTGCGCTTGCAATGGTTGGTGCTACCTGACCAGTTGATGCAACGCCAAAGATGCGGTTACCAAGTGTGCTTGAATTTCCAATTGCAGTCGTGTTTGAACCAAGACCAATTGCAACATATCCAAGTGCAGTTTCGTTAGTAACTGAGTTGGCTGAACCACGGACTCCATAACCCACATACACGGCGTTGGCTGTTGCAGTCATGGCAGTTGCGCCATCCGCTATGTATCTGCCAGCCTGATACCCAACTGCAGTATTGTTTCCAGAAGTGGTAATGTTGTAAATGGATTCCATTCCAATACCAACATTCTGACTGCCAGTTGTTATAAACCTAGCACACGAAGTTCCAATAAATACATTTTTACTTTGAATTGTTGCACTTGCTGCGCCAGCACCACCAGCCTGATTTCCAATTGCAATATTTTCAGATGATGTGGTATTTGCATAATATAAAGCAAATGTACCAATAGCAATATTGTTAACTCCAGTTGTTACACTCACTGCTGCTGATTGTCCAATTGCAACATTATTTTGACCGCTTGTAACTGCTCGCAATGATCCACCAACTGCCATATTGTAAGTACCAATTCCAAGCGCATTTAACGCATTTGTTCCAAGCGCAACATTGTTAGATCCAGTTGTACACGCCGCCAAAGCATTAGAACCAACGGCAACATTAGTGTCTCCAGTATTTAATTTTAAAGCGTTATAACCAACAGCCGTATTATCGACAGCAGTTTGGTTTGCGCTAAGTGAGTATGCTCCAACAGCGGTGTTTCGTACAGCAGTTGTATTTGCGTCTAGTGCTAAATATCCAATAGCCGTTGTATCAACAGCAGTATTAAGCAACAACGCATTGTGTCCTACTGCAACACATCCTGTCGTTGTCTGTGCAGCACCCAACGCATCGCTGCCAATGGCAATATTCGTAGAGCCTGTTGTCAGCGCATCGCCAGCCTGATTTCCAATGGCAACATTGTCGGCGGTCGAACTCAGTAGACCAATTGCATCTTTGCCAATTCCAATGTTGCGGTCGCCAGTGTTAATTGCGTCACCCGCATTCAAGCCAATCAATACATTGTGCTGTGCGCCAGCCGCTAGCGTTGTTCCAGCCGCACTGCCAACAACCGTGTTTCCTACACCATTCACTTGACCAACAGTCAAGCCATTAATTGCACCGCTGGTGATTGTCGTTCCAACAGTCAACGATGCGTCAAGATATGTGTCAAGAAAAACCTCAAGACCATCCTGTAATGTTTGAAACGCGCTAAAGTTGTTGTCAACATTCACATACGCGCCGTTGGTCACGGTGTCAGCGTTGCCTGTCAGATTGCCTGTGACATTGCCAGTAATCTGGCCAGTCACACCAAGCGTTCCTGTAATCGTCGCGTTGCCAGTGACTGCGATATCGCCAGCAACAACATAGTTGCCGTCAACCGTGAGATCGCCCTCGACCTCAACATTGTTGAAGGTTGGGTTGCGACCGAATACACCGCCTAGGTTCTTGATCATTAGAATAAATTATCGCATTAAATAGTGCGCTTGAAAATAGGTTTCGTTTGCTTCTACATCAACTGTATTAGCACCAAGTCCACTAACAACAATTGTTACTCTTGCTGTATCTGCAAAATCCATATCACAAACAAAAGATCCAGCGCAAGTAAATGTCCCAGATCCATCATAAACATTGTCTGTATCACCACGATAAAAATAATATTCACGATTTGATGTTAAAATCTTTGCAACATATGTTGTAACTCCTGCTGCTACAGCAATTTTTACAGAAGCGCATATTAAATATTTTCCAGTTCTTGGTGCGGTAAACACACCAGTAGCATTGTTGTAATTTGATTGGTAATCATATATTTCTGTACCAAACACAATAACATATTCGGTTGCGTTTCCAGTTACATTTGGAATTTGCGCTGACACTACCGAAGAAAATGCAATTTCTGGATAATTATAATTAGAAACAATTCCTGTTTCTGCTGCAACAATGCTTCTAGAAGTTGCAGCATCATTCACAACATTGGTTGCTCCGTTTGGAATAATGTTGTTCAGAGACAGCCGCCCCGTAAAGCCTGTTTCTAATTTAATTACATTGGTTACTAAATTAAAGGAACCAGTAATTGTGTTGGCCTGCAATCCACCAACACCTGACATTGAAACCATGTTGGTGACATATTCGCAGTGATATGTGTTCAATATCAAACTGTCGTTAACCATCCGAATGCCAGACGGCAATGTATTTGTTACAGATCCAGTAATGCTTGTATTGGTCAGATTAAACATAAATCCACCAACGACAGAAATTTGATCAACTAAAATTCCAGCAGCAGTTGCAAATGTGCTGTCTGAAAAGATTTCGCATTGATCAAAATGACAGAAAGACGAACCGCCATACCCATCAGTTAAGTACACTCCGTAGTTTGTTGTTCCATCAAATTGCATAGAAACTTTGTACATGCCACAAGTTTCTTGCCATGCCTGTGACCAAACAACTGCGGTCATATTCTTGCCGCGAGCGTCAATGTACATATCTGCTAGATACGATCCAAACATGGATATAACTCCATTGGATGCGTGAAACATATATGAATCTGCAAACGATGAGTGTGGCTTAATGACCGTTCCGCGACCATTTGCACCGCGAAGACCTACACGGTTTGGAAGAGCAATTCTGCTAGAAATTAAATATGTACCTGTCGGCAGAAATACTTCCATTCCAGCCGCTCCGTTAATTGTGCTTGCGGCGTAAGTAATCGCTGCCTGAATCGCAGCCGTATCGTCAGCCACTCCATCCCCCACAGCACCAAAGTCCTTAACGCTGACAGTGTCTTTCAGTTTGGCATCCACCGTACGCGCCGTTGCGCCTGTGCCAGTCTGTAGAAATGTAACCTGTTCAGAGGTTGGTTTAGTCATGGCCATGTTTGTGGTTTCCTTTGTTTAGATTGTGGGTTGTTGATTATTTTCTATAAAAACCAGTAATCCAAATTACTGTTCCTGCTTGTATTTGTGAACACGGAAGTGCAGTATCAGAAGATGCGCCATATGTAAACAGCACAGCAGTTTTATTAACCGCTTGAACAGATTGTGTGAAAATACCAGCCCTAACATTAATATTATAAGTTAATGGAGTTACAATTGCTCCAAATCTTCCAATAGAAACTGATGAATAAATAACGCCAGTTGCGGCTATTGGTTGTGGGAATCCAGTAATAACGAGCGATCCACCACCAGCAGTCGTAACCGCATTTACAGTAATTGCTACAGTAAAGAATACGAGATCGCCCAACACTTGCGATGTTCCAAGTTGTGTTGTATAAGTTCCAACATAGTCTGTCCCAGTTGCGCTTTGAATAGTTGGAGAAAATGTTCCATTGGGAGAATTGTATGGAATTGTGCTAATTACATTAGAAAATGTATTGCTTATTACAAATGGATTTTCTGTGATTGGATTGTCGTACCCAGTTGTGGCTCTTAAACATCTAGAGATAACCGTCAAGTATCCATACTGACCAATAAATAAATCCGTTGTTGCCGCCAATGCTGTGCAATTATCAATCTCAGTATTATAAACTGCCCCAGCAATTCCAATACCAATACTGTATGTCATATATGTGGATATGCCAATAAACTTAGTATTTGTAATAGAATTGACAGTTGTATTTGGAGATGTTGCTCCATCACTATCATCAACAAGAATTCCATATGTGCAAGTTCCAGCAATAATTTCAATAGTGCATCCATCAATATTTACATGGTGTGAATTGTTTAATCGAATGCTTGCAGTGCGAGTTCCAGCGTTATCAAAATATGTGTCCGTGTTTAGAATTGACCAGTAGTGACACTTCTGGTTCATATTGATGTTGCATGTTGCGTTGTTAATTATTAGACAGCGATCAATTGTATTTGTGTGTCCAGCCTGTGCGCCTGGGGCATCCCCATATACGCCGTTGCTACATTGCTGAATAATGCAATCAGAAATCTTTGTGTATGCACATCCTTGCAGATGAACGCCATGACTTGTAAATTGATAAATGCGACAATTTGATATTGTGTGCAGTGATCCAGTAGCAACGCCAAGCCCAACCCGAACTGCTGCCAAGCCAACGCTATTTCCTTGAATATACAAATTGTCAATTACAACATTACTTGTATCTGAAATATTGATTGCATTGATTGCTGAATTAACTTTGAGAATTGTGTATACATTTGATTCTCCTCGCAATGTTTGTCCACTTGCCATTGCCAATGCGGATGTAATTAGATATGTCCCATTTGGAACAAACACTTCTTTGTTGGTGTTGATCGCTGCCTGAATTGCAGCCGTATCATCAGCCACGCCATCCCCTACAGCACCGAAGTCCTTGACGCTGACGGTATCACGCATCTTTGCCTGTGCGCTTCGTGCGACCGCGCCCGTCTCCGCTGGCGTGTATGTCACTAAGTCCGCGCTGGTCGAACCAATAGCGTCAGTCAAGAAGTTGACAAACTCAATGTTGTCAGTGCCAGCCACAGGCGCCGCGCTAAATGTCAAGGTCGTGCCGCTAATCGTGTAGGTAGTCCTGTTCTGGTACACGCCACCAATGAACACTTCGGCGCTATTGCCAAGCGCGCCTGGATCACTTGCCAAGGTGAACGCCACTTGCGAACCAGTACCGCTAAAGTTCTGGCGGGTCATTGTCGTAGGCGCACCGCTTGAACCAGCCGTTACTACGGTAGGCAAGCCTGTTGCGCCAAAGGCTAGGAATGAGTTTGCCCTAACAGTGGCTGTTGGAAGTTCCATGTTTAAAGCGCCATCGCTAATTGGAATCTTGAGTGTTCGTTCTGTCTGATCAGCCAATTGCTGGATCTGGATTGTGGCGCGATCTAGCGCGTCCGTAATAACCTCAGGGTAGAAACCGCCTTGGTTGGTCAGATCGGTTGGCTGGAGGTTGGCAATGTCGCTAGTGGCTGTCAGTTTGTACAGGGCAGACAGTGCAGCAACTAGCACAATATTGCCGCCAGGGTTACTGTCTTGATCGCCATTTAGGGTGATGGTGTAATCGGTAACAATGGTCAGAGTCGTTTCAATACCAGTCGAAATGGTCAACCGAATGACTTGCACATCAGCCGTGCTAAACACCTTGTATGTGAATGGAAATGTGGTCGTCACTCCATTGCCTGTGAACGGCCCTGCAATTCGTGTTGTGCTAGAAATAGTCATAGTTTGTCTCCTGTAGGATGTTAATTATTTGCGTAATGGGTATGGGTACCCTTATCGTTTCTTGCTCTCTTTAGTAGCCGTGCCTGTAATCAGACCGCGCATGTAATCCGCTGTGCTTGTTGGCTCAACCTTGCCGCGATTGACATCGACTAGGTAACTGACTGGGCGACCAAGAAGTGTGACTGGAATACCAGTAGTCAAACTGATAAGAGTCATTACATCCTTGACATTTTGACCAGTTATTTCCTTGTCTTCTGACACTACATTTATGATCGTTTTACCAACACCAACGGTTGAAGACTCAAGCGCTGATATGGATGGGCTGCTTGTAATTCTGTCGTCGTATGGTTTGTTGTTGTATGCAGTGGTCAAAGCCGTGTAAGCGGAAGAACCAAACGGAACCATTGCAACAGCAGACCTAGCCATTGATCCAAAGATCCAATCCATGAATACATCTAGGTACCCATCATCGTCTTCGTCTTCCCAACCACCACGCATTGTTCTGACAATTGCATCAGAGATAATGGCTTGTGCGGCAAATCCCATAAGGAATGTGTATGCCAATTTCCCTTCATTTCCGCGCCATCCAAGATCCCTAAATATTTTTACATACTCGTCCGTATTTAAATTAGCAAGCATATTGAAGTATCCAGTAAATTGAACAAAGGTTTTGTAGAACGGAGTTCCGACTTCAAAGGCTGCTAAACCTTCTGGATTCATGGTTCCTTGAGTAAGTCGCACGGCGGCGTCAGCCCTGTTGACGGCTTCTCTTTGTGCGTCAGCATCAGACATTCCAACACCAGACTCTGCAAGGTATTGGTTGTACGCGCCAGTCCATGTAACCACATCAACCATATTTTGAAATGCGCTCTGCAAGAAATATCCATGATGCGAAGACCACTTCTGAATCTTTTGGAATTTATTTGGATTCAGAATTAATTGATTCATTTGATCTTGTAAATCAAATATCTGATTTTCCATTCTGTTTGACATGAACGGAGAAAGTGCAGCAACTTCTTGTGCAGCCAATCGTGGGCTTGAAAAATATGCATACAATGCATTGCCTAAAATTGCTGGCTTAACTTTAATTGATGACATAAACAAACCAGTTGCCTGTTGCAATGCGTTTGTAATGTTTCCAATCATCACTGAAATTCCAGTTCGTGAACGAACCGTTCTCCAAAAAGTATCAATTGGTTTCCAGCGACCGCTTTCGCTTGTGATCTGTCTTGCCGCCCTGTTTAGCCACGGCGTAAGCATTTCATCAATTGCCATTGAATCCATCTGCGTTAACTTGTCGGCAAACGAACTCTTCTTTAAGATTCGCAATACATCCTTTACGGCTGGCTGAACATGCGAATACCTAATGACATCATCAATATGTTTTGCCATCAATCGGATATCAAGTGACAAAGCCTTGTTGTATTTGACTCGACTCTTTGTAAATCCTGCGCCAGTGCTTGGCATTGCCGCCCTAAAATCGCTTTCAAGTTCTGACATCTTTGCCTGGCGTTGGGCGTCACGGACAATGAATGGATCTGTCTTTGCAGGAACATATCCGCCGCGATAAGTACCAAACCGATTTGTAAACGGTGTCGCCTCAACTTCCTTAAAGTAGTAGCCTTCAATGTCGTAATGAGCCTTTTGAACTATTGGCTTTATCTCTTCGTTCAAGTCCCACACTGCTTGAATAAAGTCAAAGTGTTCTTTGGTTAGTGTTCCATCGGTGCTAACTCGCGCAACAAACGCATCCCAACGAGATGTGTCCATTGTCCCATCTTCAGAAACCGTTGCCCACTTACGACCAATCAGCAACTTCTCTAAATTGCTAATGTTGCCTGAGTGCATAATGGCGCCAAGAAGTTCCGCAATTCCTATTCCTCCGTTGCCAGCGCCAAATGTGTAATTGAGTTCTGGAGCGGCAATCTTTCCAGCAGGAAGTGGAACCTGTTTAAGAAGTTCAACATACCGCTTCACATACTTGTTGCGGTCAATTCGATATGCGTCAAGAGCCTGGCTAATCGGTCTCCAAATGTATTTGGTAAATGGGCCGCCAACATTGCCAGCGCCATCGATTGAATCAGCCCAATGCTCAACCCTTCTAAGTATCGCTTTCATAGAATTGATGTGTCTTACCGCTCGGTCTTTGCTTGTGACTGCTTGCGTTTCGCCAGCAATTGTTGTTGGAACTCCAACAACATCCATGCGTTTCTCAAGTTTTTCTGTGGCTTGACCAAGCGAAACCATCTCGCCTTCAATCTTGATTTGATTCTCGCGTTTGGCAAGTTGCCATAAAGCGTCAACCGTTTCCTGCATTGACTGGAACTCTTCAAAGGTCAACGATTCGTAGTCGGGCGTTCCAACCTTAGCCTCGTTTACCATTGCAGAAATGGTTTCAAACAGACCTGGGTTGTATTGTTCAATTTGCTTTAAGTAAAAACTAGGCAACTTGTCGTGCTTGCCAAGACCATAGAACGCCAAGATTGATCTGGCTGCGTTGACCAAGTCCATGTTGCGGGTTGCTGCAATCTTCTTGTCATCCTTAAAGAATCGCTTAAATAATGATACCTGTTTCTCAACCTCGTCAAGAATCTTGTATCCCTCTTTTGCAAGTTGATTCTGAATTACCTGCTGGTGGCTTGCCTTCTTGGCAACAATTGCAGGGTCAACATCGCCGTACTGCTTCTTGTGCGCGTCAATCTTCGCCTGTGCGCGCTTGATCGCCTCCACGCTCTTGACCAGCGCCTCAGACGCAGCAGCGGACTCTTCCACTCCTGCGGCAATCTGCTCGTTAAATGACCGCGTGTATGCGCTCTTGCCAGCCGTCTCAGGCGACTGCATTGCCTTGACCGCCGTGTGCTTGTCCTTAGCCACCTTGGCTTCGGCTGCGACATAGTTTCGTGGCTTGATGTCCTTGATAGCCATGCGTCCAAGAATCGTCCTAGCAAGTTCCTTAGCGCCCTGCATGATGACCGCAACAGGCGTCTTTACCTTGGTCAGGTATCGGTTCTCAATGGCAACAATTCGTGCGCGCACTTCGTTGGCAAGAGCCTTGTTGACAGCCTCTTCCTTCTCGGCCTCTGTGTTCATGCCGCCATGCTCGTCCAGCATTCTGGCGTCAGTTCGTTCTTTCAATTCATCTTTAAACGGCTTCAATTCTGTTAGCGCACGGATCAACTCGTCGCCGCTGCTAAAGCCAAACATCTCGGCTGCTAGGTCTGGCGCCAAACCGCCTTCCATTGTCATGCCACGCAACTTGGTCAAGTCAACTGCTAGCGCCAAGCCAGTCGTGCTGGTTGGATACATTCCGCCAACAGCAACGCTGTCAATCTTGTTGCCTACAAGTACTTCAATTTCCTTGCCGTCTGGGTCAACCATCTTGCCAGTCTTAAAGAATCGTTCTGCCTTGCGGACTGGTTCGTTGTCCATCTTGACAGACTCTTCGCCCTGCACTGATTTGCGAAGCGCGTTGTGAGCGGCTTGCATTGATTTCAGAATGCCTTTGCGCGCACCCGACAACCATTCCATTTGCTTGACTGTCGCCTTAGTCAAGTCGGTGACGGCCATCTCATGCGCCTCCGCAATTTCAGCCTGGTACGCAGCCCATGTTGCGTCATTCATCCCAGACTCTGCTTGCGTTTGGTACATACCCTTAAAGTTGTCAATTGCTTCGCGCCGCGCAATCTGCTCTTCGGACGCAAGCATTCTGTCAAACACGCCGCGCACCTCATCGGTCAGGAACGGAAGGTCAGTACCAAACTGATTCCTGTAGATTTCGTTTAGATCGTCGCGGATAGATTTATAT